AACCAATGCAGTAGTTACTGGTTGGGTAGAAGGCATTATGGGTGAAGAGGAAGTAGCAAACTTAAAATCTGCTTTAGACTCTAAAATAGCTGAAGAGATTAACCCAACTACTGAAACAAAAACCATAGGAGAGTAATATGGAAGTCTTGATAGAGATAATTGTCATAACAGGCGTAATATTGTTTATAATATATAAAAAGAAACCAGAATGGATTGAGTTAATAAAATCCAAATTTAAGAAGTAAGCATTATGGCAGATACCTTTACTACCAATTTAAACCTAACCAAACCAGAAGTAGGAGCATCTACTAATACTTGGGGAGGTAAAATTAACACAGACCTAGATACTGTTGATGGTATCTTTGCAGACGCTGGTAACGGAACTAGTGTTGGTCTTAATGTTGGTAGCGGTAAAACTTTAACAGTAGCAGGAACATTAACTTCTACTGGTACAGCATCTTTTACAACTATTGATATCAATGGTGGTGCTATAGATGGATCTCCAATAGGAGCTAACTCAGCTTCTACAGGTGCATTTACTACTTTATCAACAACTGGTTTAGCTACTTTAAACAGCGCAACAATAAGCGGTACATCTACATTAACCACAGTAGATATTAATGGCGGTGCAATAGATGGTACTGCTATCGGTGCTAATTCAGCATCAACTGTTGCAGCAACCACAGTAACAGCAACAACTGTAACCGCTAGTGGTAATGTAAATACTACTGGTGGCGAGCTACAAATCGATGGTACTAACGTGCTAGAAAAGGTGTACCCAGTTGGATCTATTTATATCAATGCAACCAGTTCAACCAATCCAGCAACATTGCTTGGCTTTGGTACATGGGTAGCTTTCGGAGCTGGTAAGGTTATAGTTGGTTTAGATTCTAGTGACACAGATTTTGACACAGCAGAAGAGACTGGCGGTGCAAAAACACATACACTTTCTATTAGTGAAATACCATCACATACACATTCATTAAGCACTAGTGACAATCCAGGTGGTACTGGAGCAATAGAGGTTGCTGGTGGTGCGCCAACATCAACACAAACTACACAAGCCACAGGTGGCGGTGGGGCGCATAATAACTTACAACCATACATAGTTGCATATATGTGGAAACGTACAGTATAGGAGCTGACAATGGCCCTATACCCAATTACACCACCCGCAGGAATAATCAAAAACGGTACTGACTACGCTAATAAAGGACGTTGGGTAGATGGTGATTTAGTACGTTTTGAAAACGGTTATCTAAAACCAATAGGTGGTTGGACAAATTTTAAAGATACTGCACTCACAGGCACACCAATAGCTATGTATTCTTATAGAGCTAATAACGGTAATAAAGTATTAGTTGTTGGAACTAGAAGTAAAGTCTATGTTTTATATGACGATACATGGACTGACATAACACCAGTAGGTTTTGTAGGCGATATAGTAAATTCATCAACTGGTTATGGTACATACGATTATGGTGAAGAAGATTACGGTGACGAAAGATCAACATCTACACTAGCACTTAAAGTAGATCATTTTTCATTTGATAACTGGGGTGAGCATTTAGTCTTCTGTTGTTCTAGTGACGGTAAAATTTATCAATGGAGACCAGATGCAGGATCAGGTTCACCAGATACCATAGCTACACAAATCAGTAATTCTCCAATAGGCTGTCAAGCCATTATAGTTAGTAACGAAAGACATTTAATAGCTATAGGATCTAATAGCGATCCAAGAAAAGTATCTTGGTCAGATAGAGAAGATAACACTAACTGGACATCTACTGCTAGAAATACAGCAGGTGACTTGCAAATACCAACAGGTGGTAGAGCTTTATATGCAGTTAAATGGCAAAACGATATTATTATATTTAGTGATATTGGTATTAATAGACTCTATTATGTAGGCTCACCATTTGTATATGGTATACAAGATGCTGGTGTAAGCTGTAAAGCTATTAGCCCTAGAGCAATAGCATCATCTGGTAACTTTATATCATGGATAGGTGAGAACTCATTCTTTACATTTGATGGTAGATTAAGAGAACTTAAATCAGACGTGCATGATTTTATCTTTGATAATATACAAATAAACAGTTCAGCTAATACTTTTGGCACACACAACATAGACTTTAATGAAGTTTGGTGGTTCTTTCCAGTTGGAGATATAGACCAACAAACACCAAACAAATATGTTATTTGGAATTACTTAGATAATGTATGGTCAATAGGATCAATGGACAGAACATGTTGGGTAGACCAAGGTGTATTTGACCATCCAATATCATGTGACTCTAGTGGATTTGTTTATGAACACGATAAAAGATCACTATTTAATTCACCAGGCATAGGAACACAAGTACCATTTTGTGAAAGCGCACCTATAGAAATAGGTAATGGCGATAGAGTAGTGCAAGTTAATCAGATTATTCCAGATGAAGAAGCAGCAACATTACCAGGCATAACAGTAGGATTTAAAGGTAGGTTTACACCGCTTGGCGCAGAAACAGATTTTGGTAACTTTACTTTTGATACAGATGGTTATACCGATGCAAGGTTTAGCGCAAGACAAGTATCTATGAAAGTGACAGGATCACTAACCCAAGATTTCCAAGTTGGCAAAATAAGAGTAGACGGTAAACCAAGGGGTAGAAGATGATATCTCCAGAAAGCAAAAGCCAGTACATACAACAGGTTACTAATGCTAAATTAGATGTTGGTACTACTGGCTCATTACAAACAATATACACAGCACCAAGCGGTACTGACTTTGACTTTGCTGTTATTGAGTCTATTTTAATAGGTGATGATGGCAACCAACAAACTAATATAGATTTAGCAGTAGTATCTGGTGCAACAACCCATTATTTATTTAAAGAACACAACATAACAGCACATGCAACAGATGAAATGCTGACAAGAGACTTAGTTTTAACTGCTGGTGAAATATTAAAAATAGAAGTTAACCATGCAAACATTAATGTATTTGTTAGTCTAGTAGAGTATGCAAAAGGCGATTAAAGAAAGCTGGCAAGAGGAATGGATAAGAACTAAACCTCTTATAGCAAAAGCGGTTAAACATCAAGATGCCTATACAATTGATGACATAGAAGATAAAATAAGAGAAGGAATATTCCTACTTTGGGCTAGTAAAAACGCAGCCTTTGTAACAGAGTTTGTAGTATTTCCACAGCACACCGCAATGAATTTACTTTTTTGTGGTGGTGACTATAAAGAATTAGAGGCAATGTTGCCACACATAGAAGAGTATGCAAAGCAATGTGGAGTCAAAAGGCTCTACGGTGGTGGCAGAAAAGGATGGACAAGAAAGCTTAAACATCTTGGATTTGTAACAGAACATTTAATTAGAAAAGATTTATGAGTAAAGGAAAAACCAAAACAACTTCGCAAGCCACAATGCCAGATTGGCAGATGGACTTATTTAAAGACTATTATCAACAAGCCAAAGAAGCAGCTGATATACCATTCCAAGGTTATACTGGTGATAGAATAGCTGGGTTATCTCCAGAAGAGATGCAGATGGGTGCAGGCATACAAGACCTGTACGGCAGTGCATTTGGTGGACTTGATCCTACTGGACTGCTACAACAATTAGCCAGTCAACAAGCGCCACAGTTAAGTGATGTGCCTTCTTTATTAGATGTAGATATTGGTGCATATCAATCACCTTATGAACAACGAGTCATAGATCTAACAGAGCAAGACTTTGCTAGACGTAGAGATTTACAACAACAGCAAGCAGAAGATGTAGCAATGCGTGCGGGCGCGTTTGGTGGTTCAAGAGGAACTATATACGAGCAAGAAGCATTGAGACCTTTACAAGAACAAGAAGCTAGAACAGTTGCAGGTTTACGACAGTCAGGATTTGAGCAAGCACAAAGAGCTGCTGAGTCTGACATAGCAAGACAACAACAGATGGCTATGCTTGCACCAGAATTAGAACTCAGAGGCAGACAACAACAAGCTGGTTTACTAAGTGGTTTATTAGGCGGACAACAACAAGCACTAGGATTACTTGGTGGCTACGGTGGTTTGGCTAGAGGACTAGAGCAACAAGGTAGAGACTTTGACTTTAGCGAGTTTATGAGACAACAACAATACCCAGCATATCAATTAGGATTGCTAGGACAAGGACTTGGAATGATGCCAAAACTTATGGGCCAAAGCGGAACTACTGAAAAATTTGCGTCACCTTTAAGTGTTGGCGGCGACATATTGGGATTAGCAGCTGGAATGGCTACAGGTGGTATGTTTGGCCCACTATCAGTAGGAGGACTTGGCGGAGCTTCAAACATAGCCTCGCAGATTAACATGCCTTCATTTTTACCAGGCGCAGGAACAGGATTACCAGGGATTTAATTATGGGATTTGGAAAACCTAAAACACCTCTAACACCAGAGGAGCAAGTTGAAAGAAATAGAAGGCGTGCTATAGGATTATCTGTAGCAGCAGAGGCTTTTAAACAAGGAGATCCAGTTGGTAGGGCTATAGGTTTACAACAACAGTTTGAACAGCAAGAAGCACAAGCAGAGCAAGACAGATTGATGCAACAATTTGCCCAAGATCCAAGATATGCTGACCAAATAAAATTAATACAAGCTGGTTTAGATCCTAGAATGTTTACGCCTAAAACAACTAAAGGGCCAGCATCTTATGAAGAATATATAAGAACAGACTCAACGCCCACAGAAGCAGAATATCTTGCATTCTTACGTGATAAAGAAAAAGCCAAAGCTACTGTAATTCAGATGGGAAAAGGAGAAGAAGAATATATAAAATCATTAGCAAGACTTGGCGAATCAGATATAAAAACATCAAGAGAAATTGCAACAACAAGCAGAGAATTGTTACCAAGATTACAATCTGCACAAATATTATTACAAAACCCAAATTTTGAGACTGGCCCAATAGCTAATGTGTCTTTACCATTAAGAAGGTTGTTTAATGATATCACTGGCCAAGATCAAACAGAAGTAAGTGGACAAGAATTATTCCAGGCTCTTGCAAACTATACAGTTCCAAGAATGAGGCCGCCAGGTTCTGGTGCTACTTCTGATTTTGAAGCCAATTTATTTGCCTCATCCACCATTCAACTTGGTAATACTAAAGAAGGAAACGAGCTTACACTTGCAACCATGATTCAACAAGCGGAAAGAGAACAAGAACTGTTAAGACTTAAAGAAAAGTATTTTAGAGAAAATAAAGGCGATACAGTTGGTTTTAATGATTACTTATTTAAAAATAATTTAGTACCCCCACTCTATCAACAGATAAACTTAAATAAACAGGATATTGGCGATCTATATGATTCTGGTCAGATAAAAAATGGTGAGGCTTATGTGGACATGACTGATCCAGTGAATCCAAGATTAACTATATTTAGACTTTCAGATTTTGAATAATGGCAAAATATAAAGATAGAAAATACGTACCAAACAAATCAATACAAAAACAAGCCGAAGTTGGTGGTTTTAGAGATATCGTTAGATCTGCCATCGGTCAAGGGCTTGCTTTTGGTTTTGGTGATGAGGTTGAAGCTTTTGCTAGATCTTTGGCTAGTAATAAAGATTATGAAACTTTGGTTAAAGAAATTAGACAAGACATACAAACATTTAAAGAAGAACAACCAGCGTTAGCTTACGGATCTGAAATAGGTGGAGGTCTTCTTACTGGCGGTCTTGGTTTGGCTAAAACAGCTTTAGGAACTGGTTTGAAAAGTGGCGGATTAGGATTAGCTTATGGTACAGGAATGGCTGAAGGGGATGTTGGAGAAAGATTGAAATCTGGTGCTGCGAGTGGGGCTGCATCTGCTGTTTTAGGCCCAGTATCACAAAGGCTTTTACCCACTAAAACAAAAGAAGCCAAAGAGCTAATGGAAGAGGGAGTTGAATTGACTCCTGGTCAAGCTCTTGGAGGTCCAATGGCAAGAGGATTAAAAAGGTTTGAAGAAACAGCAACCTCAATACCTTTAATTGGAACAAGCGAAGCTCTAAAAAGAGGTAAAGAAACATTTAATATAGCTGTTTATAACAGAGCTTTAGATAAAATCGGTTATCAAATGCCTAAAGATATTAAACTAGAAGACGCTCCAAAGGTTTTTGAAAGAACTGTTTTAGATAGATTGGAGCAAACGGTTAGAGGATTAAAAGTAAAAAACATTGCTGAATTACAACAACAAATAAATGAGGTATTAATTGATAGCCCCTTAACAAAAGCAGAAATAAAAAACATAAATTCAAAATTAAATAAAATGATTTTTGAAAAAAGTAAAAGAAAAACTGTAACAGGTCAATTGACTGGTAAAGATTTACAAAAAGCAGATTCGTATTTAAACAGACAAGCAAGGAATTACTCAACAAGTACAGACGCAGCGCAAAGAGAAATGGGTGAGGTTTATTCTGATATATATAATGTTTTTTCAGATCATTTAATAAAAAATAATCCACAAACTGTTGTGAAAAATTACAAAAACGCTAAAAATGCTTATGGTGATTTGCTAACAATATCAAAAGCAGCAACAGCATCCTCCAAAGACACTACATTTACGCCAACTCAGCTTTTAAGACAATCTAGGGCGTTAGATCCAACATCGGCGAAAAGAAGAACCTTTACAGGGGAAGGAAGACTGCAAGATATAGGAAGGCTTGGAGAGGGTATAGTTGGCAGAGAAATACCAGAATCAGGAACAATACCAAGATTTATAACAGCAGGAGGAGCCTTGACTGGATTTTCCTCAATAGATCCTATAGCCGCTGCAATTTCTTCTATGACGTTAGGATCATATCAAAGCCCATTATCACAAAGAGCGTTGCTAGAATCTTTAAATATTGGATCACAGGCAGCACAAAGAACCACGCCCTTAATAACCTCCGAGCTTTTAAGCCCCCCAATAGAATAACCTCATGTCCCGCCAATCAGAAAGAGTTGGCCGATCTGGAGAATATTTAGTAGCCTCGGTGCTTTCTACCCTTTCTGATACTGTTACTGTTATGCCACATGGTTCTAAAGCCGACATCATCTTTGAGGTTGGCCACACTCTTTATAAGTGCCAGGTCAAAACACAAAAGCAAATAGAGAAAGCTAGAAGGAGTTGGAGGTTTGATCTTAGATGTGGATCTCATTCTAAGACTAGGTTTTATGATAAAGGTGATATAGATGTATATGCTTTGGTTGCGTTAAACTGTCAAAAAGTGATGTTTTTCTTTCCAGATGGTAGCAAGCAAGTAACTGTTCAAGACAAAGATATCCAAGCGATTGACTCGCTGAAAAATGTAGAAAACTTATTTAAAGAGCTTCAATGTCAACAGACACAGTAGGATCTTTATAATGTGTTACAGAGTTCATACCTAAAGATATTAGATACTCAGCCACATCATGTGGTTCTTTCTGTTCAGCCTGGCAAAAATCTATAAATTTTTTTGCAAGGTATTTGTTTATATAGATAGGTTTTCTACCGTTTCTTTCTTCATATATTGGATCATTAAATTCATCAAAATTCATAATCTTCTCAGTTATTTATTGTTACCTCTACAGAGTAAGCCCCAATATTATTACCCTCATTATCTACTCCGTAGACCATTTCCAACTCAAGATCAACAAAGTGTTTTGCTTTTAGCAAATCTTTTATTCTATCTTTTCTGTCGCCTTTGCTTCTAGTTATATACTTCAAGCAACTGCCTAAGTTATAGGATAGCTTGTTTGCATAAATATAATCAATTGGTTGTATTCTTAGTTTGTTATAATGTTCGCCACCTACCTGGTTATTGGTTGCAAGTCTATCTATAGATTGATCCCATTCTTCTGGTGTTATTTTGTCTATACTCATAATATTTCCTTTTTTATATTTTATACTTGTTTCTTCGTAGAAGAGAGTATATCATAATGCAACTGAACACAAAAAGGAATAAAAAATGAGTAATAGTGAAAAAAAGTTTATTGATACCAAGCAACTAGCTAAACGCTGGATGCGGTCTCCAAGGACTATTGAGAACTGGAGAAACAAAAAAATGGGACCAAACTATCTAAAACTAGCTGGTAAAGTTGTTTACGATATGGAGGAGATTCTAAAGGAAGAAGAGAAAGCAAAGGTATCAAATGAAGCACGCTTTACTTAGCCCATCTTCTGCTGATAAATGGACTAATTGTCCAGGCATGCCAAAGTTAGCTGCGAAAGTTGACTACCAGGTTGGCGTACCTGCGGCAGTAGGAACATTAATACACTCTATGACAGAGCAGCTGTTGAAGGGTTACATAGTAGATGTTAGTTTAGAAGACTATTGGTTAGGTAAAAAAGAATTAGTTGAGGATTTTGAAATAGAAGTAGATCAAGACATGATAGATTGCGCGAAAGTCTACGTTAATTATGTTCAAAATCGTACAAAAGAAATTGACGGGAGACTGCTTGTTGAACAAAAGGTTAGGCTGGAAGAGATTTCAGACAATCTATACGGTTATGCTGACGCGCTAATCGTAACCCCTAAGAGAATGTGCGTTATCGACCTTAAAACTGGTAAGTTTCCTGTCAGCCCAGACAACAACAAACAAGCAATGATATATGCCCTAGGCGCATTATCAAGATATGGTAGTGAAGACACAGAAATTGAGATTACTATCGTACAACCTAGAGCTACATGGGGCGGCGGCCCTATAAAAACATGGGTTACAACTGCTGAATATTTAGTAGATTGGGCCTACGATTTCTTACAGCCCGCTGTTAATGCGTGCGAAGAAGAAAATCCTGTATATGTATACGGGGATCACTGTCGCTGGTGCAACGCGAGAAGCATTTGCGATTTATATAAACAAAATAACAAGGAAAAAAAATGAGCAATAACGAAGAAGTAAAAACCTTTAGCTTTGAAGAGGGTGGACAAGAATATAATCTTGACGATCTTAATGATGAGCAAGGTTTGTTGTATAACAAATTAGCAGTACTAGAAAAACAAAAAAATGAATTTGTTGGTAATGCTAATTTTGAAGTAGAGAAGCTTGACATATTAAGAGCTGAGTACTCAAGAAGACTAAAAGAGTCATTAGAAAACGAATCAGTAATTGAGGTGGCAGAATGAGTCTAGCTGATATACGAAAAAAATCTAAGCAGAAACCACCACGAATTATCGTACATGGTGGACCAGCTGTTGGTAAAACATTCTTAGCTTCACAAACTAAAAACCCTATCTTATTAGATGTCGAAGATGGTTTAGGTAAAATAGAAATGGACAACATTCGTTGTAAGACTTACCAAGACGTAATGGAAAATCTAAACGAGCTAGCCACCGAGGAACATGACTATAAAACAGTATGTATTGATTCTCTTGATTGGTTAGAGAATTTATTATGGGAAAAGGCTTGCCAGGACAACGGTTGGAAATCAATAGATCAACCAAGTTTCGGAAAGGGCTATACCGAAACGCTTAACTACTGGCGCAAGTACATTGACGCTCTTAATGTATTAAGAGAAAAAGGTATGATGATATTCCAGATATGCCACAGTGAAGTTAGAAAAGTAGAAGATCCTAGAATAGAGCCTTATGATAGGTACTCACTTAAATTGCATAGAAAAGCTGCGGCATTGTTGTTAGAACACTCAGACGCATGTTTCTTTGCAGCAAAAAAACTTGGCACTGTTAAGGTGCAAGGTAAAAGCGGCGGTATGACTACTAAAACTGTCAGCGGTGACAGAATTGTATACACCAATGAAGAGCCAGCTTTTTTAGCTAAAAACAGATACAACCTTCCAGATGAAATACCAATGGATTGGGAAACTATTAGAAAGGAGATGTTGAAATGAACGAAATAATTTTAAAAGAATACAACGAGTTTGATACTGGTGAAGATCCACAATACACAGATGGTTATTGTAACTACTGCGGATCTAAAGAGGATGACTGCGTTGAATATAAATGTTGGATATAACAGAGGAGAAAAATAATGGACTTAAGTAAATATAATAATGTAAACCTAGAAACTGACGGCAAGGTTAGTTTAGAACCAAAAAGATACGTCTTGCACTATTACGGTGAAAAAGAAGGCTTGATAAGTAAGACCAACCCTAACTGGGAAGGTTATAGTATTAAGTTTGAAGTAGCTGATACTGGTCAAACTGTAGATGCTATGTTTCACATGCAGCATCAAAAAGAAAGCGTTGTAACAAACAGCTTAAAATCTTTGTTAGCTATGTGTAAAGCAATGGGCTTGCAAGAACTTCCAGATGACACTCAATCTGCTTTTATGGGTAAAAGTGTCACAGCTCTTATTAAACAAAAGCAAGACAGCATCTATTTTGAAGTTGACCATGAGTGGGGAGAAACATGGAAACCCGCTAATGAAAAGAAAAAAACGGTAAGCGAAAAACCGATTGAAGCATCACCATCGGCTGCTGATCTTGAAAAAATGGGATCAACAACGGTAGACGATGACGAAGACGCGCCGTTTTAGCCTCAAGGAAGATAGGCCCACGCTTTGTGGATATTGTAAATCCCCAGCTGGGCCATTTTTGTACGAAGATAACAACAACTGGATTGGAGCATGCTGTATGGCTCATTTAGACAAAATTAAAGAAGGCAAACGCCTTCCAAATAAGGCGCAACTTAATGACATTGGTACCGAGTACGCTATAGCATCCACCAAAGACTTATATAAAAAATTATTAATTGCTAACAAAGAAAATCCATTACACAAATGGAAACGTGAAGATAGAAAAAAAGTATTTGTTTCAATTATTAGAGAATATCTAAACTGGGCTAACGCCAGAGCCAAAGAAGATGATGAGAGAGCTTTAAATGGATCTAAAAAAATACTGCAACGATAGAAACATATTATTTGAAACAAAAAACAAAGAAACAAAAACAATAAATGATTTAATGAATGAGATGCAGGCGCAAGGCTTGCAGGTAAATCATTTACAAGCGTCTGGAGAAATAGTCAGAGTACCCACAGCGTTACCAGGAATGAAGCCAGACTTAGGTGGCGCTAGATCAGGCTGGTATGTAGTCAATACATTCAATGGCCATCACTTTGCCACTTATGGTAATTGGAAGACTGGTTTTGAGGGTAAGTGGAGTTCTGTTAGTTCCTCTACATTAAGCCAGGTTGATAGAGAAGCCTTACAGAAAAAAATGGAGCAGGCTGCGAAAGAAGAGAGTATTAAGCGGAAGGCTAGGCAGGATGAGGTGGCTATAGAGATAAGGGAAAAATTTGATAAATGTCAAAATGTTATTGAACATGAATATCTCACGAATAAAAAGGTTAAAAACTATGGGTTGAAACAATCGTACGATAGCTTGATTGTTCCCGTGTATTCTACTACAGGTCAGATAAGATCTATACAGTATATCGATAAAAAAGGTAACAAAAAGTTTGCTTCATCGTCAGAAATTAAAGGTAATGTATTTTTAATTGGAACTACATTCAATGAACTAGCAAGTTGTGAAAAGTTGATAGTAGCTGAAGGTTACTCAACATCCGCAACAATATATGAAGCTACCCAAATTCCCGTGGCTTGCGTTTTTAGTGCCAATTTTACATTGGATGCAGTCTCTAAATTTCGCAGGTTAACGGGTGCTAGAATTATTTTGGCTTTGGACCATGATGACAATGGAGTGGGCGAAAAGAAAGCCCAGGAATGTGCAACTGCAATACCCAACGTGGCCGTGCGTCTGCCCAGCGAACGTGGTGATTACAATGATTTATATCTAAGGCATGGTTTAGATAAAGTTAAAGCTGAACTCATGGACCACAAGTTAGGCATACAAAAATACGCGATCAGAAACCTAGTCGGTAAGCCAGAACCACAAAAATTTTTAGTGGATGGATTAATACCAATGGGTAAACCTGGACTGTTAGCAGCGTCAGGTGGCGTTGGAAAGTCTTTGAGTGTAATTCAACTGGCATTAAGAATAGCTTGCGGTGGTGGCCGTTGGTGGGGTAAAGATGTTAAGGAACATGGAAACGTAATTTTGTTTTCAGCTGAAGATGATATACCAGAGATCCACAGAAGATTAGATCTATTAGATCCAAACGGCAACAGGTTTAAAAGTGAATATGATGTTTATATTTTTCCAGTTCCAGAGCAAAAAGAACCAATGATATTGTTAAAGGAAGAGGGCGTCACTCAGCTTGCACAAGATTTGGTTGAGGAGCTGCAAGTTATACCAGATTTAAAGTTGGTTTGTTTTGATCCGCTCCAGGCATTCACTACTGGTAACGTATCAAGCAGTAACGAGGCGGGACAGCTTTGGGGATCTTACTGTGCAAACATCAGCGCAAGGTTAAACTGTTGCACGCTAACTATTCACCACTTAAATAAACAAGGCTTGACTGTGGACTCAGATGATTCAATGGTTCAGAGAACCAGCGTGCGCGGCGCATCGTCACTCGTGGACTCAATAAGATTTGTTCTTGTAATGGCACTGGCAAGTGTTGAGGATTGTGAAAGGATTTGTGAAGAGCAACATGTGCCTTACGATAGAATGGCGGTGGTTAGAGGCGCGCTAGTAAAATCCAACAGCGGAGGCGTAGACTATTCCTCTAAAACATTATTCAGACGCAACGGTGTGTTAGAGCCATTAAATGAACCGCTAGATACCAGTAATTTATATGACAATTTTTAATAACCATAGGGAGTGTTAGGGACATACCTTGAGTAAGTTAGGGACATACCTTGAGTAAGTTAGGGACATAACTCTAGTAGAACACTCCCATATATCCGTATAATAAAATTATACATAGAGAAAGCGAACCCCTTGAGGGGGTTCAGCTTTCAAGAGAGAGGAAATATGTACAAAAGATTTAAACCTGTAAGCAAAGATCACTGGTGGATCACGGCACACACGAGCGAGCGGGAGCG